ACCAGATCATACACCACATCACTGAATGCAACATAGCGATAGCTCTTGGTATCCGGCTGGAAGTTAGGATCAGCAATTTCAATGGCATCACTGGAAACATATCTCCAGGTAGCACTCACGTTAATACCGCCAGCACTTGCAGTACTAATTGTTCCAGTAATGTGGCTGTGATTCCAAATAAGATTATGAGTACCAGCAGTTCCTGCGTGTGTGAGAGTTCCATTAACCCTGCAAAATTCCAGAGTCACTGTGGATGCAGAGCCTGGAACTAACGAGAGGTTTCCGTTAAATGTAGTGGCTCGTGCAGTAAAATACTGGCCACTAAAATCAGGTGAGTTGGTAAGAGTAACTGTGGCGCCACTGAAAACAATACCATAAGCATTGATATCATCTCCAGGAGTATCCACACCGAAGTTACAAATACCAGTAAAGATGTATCCTGATTGTGTAGCTTGGTTACTATCCGCGCTGTAGTTATCAGTACGGAGGTTCTTAATCACGTTATCTACTGCATAGCCAGGGGAAGTGGCAACAGTAGCAAACAGACTGGAACAGAAGATGTCTTCAAAGAAGTTGGCTCTATTAATCTGTGTGAAGAAGGCGTAATTGTTATCCGCCGTAATCCGCATAGTATCCACAGACACTGAGCGAACATAACAACCAAGGTTATCACGGAATTTGAAGGTAGCGCAGGAAGTAATAGTTGCTCCCCAACCTTCTCCGTACACATTACCTATGCTACTCTTATAGGCTCCATGCAGGTAAACACCGTGATCGCCAGATTCATCCGCAATGTTCTTTTCCACATTACAGAAACCAACTTGGCTGCGGCACAGTGAATATGCAGCACGAGTGGAACTGGAATCAAATTGCACACCCATAACCCAGCCACCATTGACATTAAAGCCAATGATTTGGGAATCATAGATGTCTTGGCACAGCACAGCTTGGGAACCTGCAACACCTCCAGCAGTCCCAGAAACAGAAATAACTCCGATACGGGAGTTTTTAAGGTTCCATAAGTCTACTGAGGTTGTTGCTCCACCGCCTGCGTATATGTTTACAACATTTATATTGTCACACCTAAATGTAACTGCGCCAGAATCTGGAAATAAGTAATCAGTGTGTGCTACGTTTGCAATGCCTTGCACACGAATGGATGCATTCTCAAATGTTACATTGCCATAAAAGGATACTGATTTGGTGGCATCAGTGGGGCGGAAACGAATGCGACCATTGGTGAACTTAACATTAATACCGAAATAGCAAACAGTGGATACGGAAATAATAATGTCCAGGCCACCTAAGTTGTAAGTGGTATTATCTGGAAATCCAATTGCCTTACCTAAACTGAGGGCCGCACTTACTTTGGAACCATCATCTGCAATTCCATCACCAGTAACTCCTAAATCAAAGATGTTTAGGAAATCATCCAGTTTATCTGCAACTGTACGAATAACAGTACCAGATGCGGGGTACTGATAGTTAATAAGGTTTGCAAAAACATCTGGACCTATATTATCAGGGTTCCAAATAGATGCACTCATAAAAAGTCCTCTGGTAGGAGAAGTTAATACCCAACAGCTTGAATGTTGGAAATCTTGACATCGTTAGCTTGTTCAACAGCTAAGCGAGTATATGCAGCGTATTGATCGGTATCACCAATCATTTTGAAAACAGTGGCCGCGGCCTCGAAAACTATTGCATACGGGTGATCTAATGCAATCCAGGAATTGTAAGTTGCCTCAGTAATATCTGGTTGGAGGTAACATCCTAGGATCGCATACTGAAACTGAGTGGAAGATAAAATCTGCACAATGCTGCCTGCCACATAGCAGACATCTTTCTTATTCAGGCGATAATCATCTTCCACCATTTCAGGGATGGAGAGAACTTGGAAGAATACACCATTATCGTAACCAGTAGCATCAGTTTTACGAAGATATTTCAGGGAGCGCCAACGAGGAACAAGAGTACGATACTCTATTTGCTGTGAATACAGTGGCAGAGTAAAGACAATACCTGTCTCGTAAATATCCTTGTAAAAATAATCCATCTGATGGAGTTTCAGAGTGGCTGACCGAACCGCAGTTAAGGTTTCCGCAACTAAGTCAGGGCGGTTAGTAAGAGTGTAAACTTCATTCCGCAGTTCGGTCAGTGTCATCTTATTCTCCTAATTACTTTGCAGGAGTGGTAGGAGCAGGAGTGGTAGGAGGAGTAACTGATTTAGCAATTTGCTGGGTGAGAGCTACAAGTTTGGCGGCACTTTGGGTAGCATCACCACCAGCAGCCACACTGGCAATATCACTGGTACTTGCGGGTTTGATATTTCCAGAGTTATAGTTACCGAAATCATTTTCCGGGTTGGTATGTGCGGCCTGCTCTGCAAGATACTCAGCAATGAATTTCTTTTTCAGGGCGCCCAGAGGATCTGCAAACTCCTCAGTTTCATACATTGCATCCGCTTTAACGGAAATGTATGGATGACCCATTTTAATTTCATAATCCAACTGCTGGATTTCATCTTCCTTGTCCGTAGCAAAACGGTGGTGGCGAAACACAGCAGTAGTGCCCTTACTGAATATGTAATTCATAAAGGGCATGCTGGAAAAATACAGACGCTTGCGGGGTTTTTCGAGGGTTTCCATAATACATTTTCCTGAAGGTTACTCGGTAAACCGAGGGGATGGTATAGGTTATTGCTGTGTGGAAACCATTACCAGAAAACCACTTTTCCCTCAGGAGGAAGTCTTACCCAGTGATAAGCAAAATCCTGGAGATATCTTGCACAAGTTTGGTTGCGGCGGGAGCATCCACAGTAACCTGGCCAGTCGTAGCATTAGGAGTAAGAACAGTAGCAGAACCACCAGTTCGAATTGTAATGCTAGAAATATAGCCAGGATCAGTGGAGGCCATTCCCGGAGTGTTAACTTGGATAACGGCCATCTCAATTTCTCCTAAAAGATATTAACCAGCAGCCGCAGCCGTAAGGTTAGTAATCAGTGCGTTAGCAGGCGGGTTCTTGACAACGCAAGTGAGTTCCGTAGTGAGCGAACCACCAACTGCGTCAATGCCGTTACCATCCAGAATTTCTTCTTTCTTGGTTTTGCGGCCGCCAAGGTAAGCAACACGGAAAGTGGAAAGATCCACTGCGAATGCGTACTTGCTCCAGTCACTGTTACTATTGAACAGCGGATGCTCAATCATACGGAAGCTACCACGAGCAATGTTGAATTGCCCGAATTGCAGACCATACGAAGTTGCACCGTTCTGGATGTAGTACGTAGCATTCAGGCGGCCAATGTTATTCAGCACCTTGCGAGCACCACCACCAACAAACAGAACTCGCTCGTTACCAACTTTCGGGTCAGTTGCCTGGTTAAACACCACATCTAACGCAGTTTCAAGTTGCGTAAAGTTAGTGGTTGCGCCAGCAGTGGTGATGTTAACGCCAGCATAGCTGGGAGGATAGTAGGCAATGTTACCAACAATGGCGCGCAAACCATCCATAGTGCGGAAAGGTTGTCCATTGCGGGTACCTTGAGATTTAGTTCCGAAGAATAATGCTTTTTCAATATCCGCAGCATGGAAAGCTGCACATTCCATACGACTTTCAGCAACAGTGCTCTCACCAGCAATCACTTGCGTAGCTTGAGCCGAGCCGCTAACTGCCCAGGAATTACGGAAGATTTGGGTCAGGTTAGTAATACGGACCGGGTTGATTTGCAAAGCATTGGGACGAATCGAGGATTCTTCGAATGCAGTACCAGTTTGGTACAGATTCACGTTATCCGCAATTGCCGCAGCAGTGCTACCAATACCACGGGTAACTTGCACAGTGGTGGCGGAAAGAATACTGTTCAGAAGAATAACTTCACCAGTAGATTCCGCACGGAACAACATGCCAGGAACCACGTTAGCAGTGCTGGCAACCGTGAACACGTTATCCGTAGCGTTTGCAACAGCCGCATCCAGGTTTAAGGAAGGAAAGAGCATGGTTTTGGTGAAGAAACCATGTTCCACCTGGACCGCAGTCTCAGTGGGAAGCATGGAAGTCATACCAAATAAAGGAGCCTGACCGTTAGGCATCAGGCGAGTAATCATGCTAGCAAATGACTTTGCTGCAAGATCAGTCGTGAAGCCACTGGTATTAAAGATGCCGGTACTCATTGTAGGATTTCCTATTTAAAAGTTTAGAAATATAAATCTCAGGCAACAAACCACGTAACAGTGGCTGCAGCAGTTTTGGTAACAACAATCCAAGTGCTAGAAGATGCAGGAGTAGTTGCACGGCCACTTAAGGTAACACCAACACCTGCGGTCCAGGTAATTGCAAATGCATCCTGAATGGAAACAAGGAAACAGAAACTGTCGCCAATGTCCATATCAGGAGCCGCTGCAAGAATCAGAGCAGCAGTGGGAGTGGTAACTGCACGGCCAGCACTAAGAGCACTGTAATACAGAACACCGGTGGACATTTCTGCCACAGTAATGGTGTGATCTGCGTTAGTAGTTTTCTCAGTAACAATCGGATTGCCCAGGAAACCGTCACCTGCGCGCATTTTTGCAGGCATACTGGATTGGGATTCAACCAAAGGACGCATAAATAACATGATAAATTCCTATAAAATTAAGGGAGGAGGATTTAAGCACTGCCCCAAGTATCCCAATCTTCCTCATCTGAGGCAGTAGTCTTACCATCCGTACCGGTTTTGGCAGACTTTTTGGGCGGGGCAAACTTGCTGGCTGCGTCGATAAAATATTTCTGGGCCATTACTTGCAGTTCATCTGCTGTAGCGCCAGGAAACTTTTCGGCGAACTGGTTTTGAATCGTGTTGACAATCGGAGCAACTGCCGGATCTTTGAATGCAGGATTTTCCTTAATCAGGCCATCTTGCATTCGTTGCCGCTTCACAAGTTCAGGGACTTGTTTAGCAAACTCTTCTTTAGCTCTCTCAACTTGTGCGGTAATTAACTTATCTGCAACAAGTGTACTCTGAGCGTAGGTTTGTTGTGATACCTTGTTAAGTGCAGACACCAAGGCTTCCATTGCGCCATCACCACCTGCATTGATTTTAGCCAGAGTTTCTTTGTCAATTACTTTTGCAAAGTCAACTTTGGCAGCAGCTTCCAGCATTTGCTGGGGAGTGAGAGCTTGGGAATCCTCGGGCTTCTTATTAGGATCAACAGGCGTAGGTTCCCATAACTTAGAGAAGTCTGCTGCGGGGGATTTTCCATCTTCCTGCCCAGAGGGAGGAACAACTCCATTAGGAGCAACAGTTTGGGAAGGAGGAGCTGCAGGAGGAGGGGGATTGTTCTGCAGATTATTGGTGATGTTAGGATTCTGGGGCGCCGCAGTTTGCGGAGTTGCCGGCCCAAAAATACGATTCATCACACTGCCGAGAAGGTTTTGAGTAGCCATGATTTTGATTCCTGAAGGATTGGTTTAAGAGAGGGAAGGATCACCGTCGGAAATGATAATTTGCTGATTACCTGGGGATGCCAGTTTTTCAGCGGATTCCGACATTTCTAAAAGATACGTGAGAATGCCAATTTGCCCCTGAAGTTCTGCATCTCGTTGCATAAACTTAGTGGGATGCTCAGCATCATAAGATAAGGTTATTCGTTCATGCGCTAACTTAGCCCTTTCATTTTGAAGATATTGCTTTTGCAGACCAGAGAAAATGGAACCTTGGAGTATTTCCTTTGGGGAAAGTACCCAGGACTGGAACACATTGTGAGGATCAATCTGCGCCATTGTTCTCACCTAAGGAGTAATGGTTACCATCATTCCAGCGGCCACCCCAACTGCCACCAATACTTTCCCAGTACTCTCCTAGTTTTTGGTGCGAGGAAGTACTGGTAAGATACTTGCCATCCTTAAACAGGTTAAGATCAATAGCAAGGCGCTGCTTGTGAAAGGACATGGAGGAACTATAGGATTTTTTTTCTCCCATAGCTCCATGCACACGAGGATCACGGTATGCATCACCAAAGGTTAATTCATAACCATTAATGGTTGCATAATGAATTAGCTCAGCAACCATTTGTACAAACTTAGATTGCCTTTGCCGGAGAGTCATTTTCATTGAGAACTTCCTGGGGTTGCGGTAGGTGGGGTGAGAGGAGAAAGTCCTGATTGGGCAGCAGGATTCACTGCATTCGGATCAAATCCAAATTGTTGTGGAGTTGGTTGAGGAACATTAAATGGTGCTTGCTTCTGAATAGCCATCTGTGCAAGCATACTCCAGTTTTGTGCTGCCTGCTCATACAGGATTTGCGGCTGTGTCTTCTCAAATGGGGCCAGGTTCACATTCTCGGTCTTCATAACATACGAGAACATGGGGGCAATATTATACCCGGCAGCTAAGGATTCGGATGAGCCAATAACCTGCATTGCAATTTGCAGGGAATCCTTGGACATTACCTTTTCTTTAGGTAACTTACCATCAGTAACTTTGAAATTCAGAACTGCTTTTCGCAGGGCAAGAGGATCAACCTGAACATCCTTACCTTGGGTTGGGGAATAAATAGTTCCAGCAGTTTGGTACTGGAGCATATTTATTTTCAGCACTTCTTTGAGTGGGGTAAATACTTGAGCTTCATACAGTAATGCGGTCATCTCATCAGATGAGGTAGCATTCTGCATTGTGGATTCCCACTGCCCGTCAGTTTTATTTCCCTTAACAAATTGACCTTGGCGCGCCTGGTTTTGTCCATTTAGCACATTACCGAACTGAACAAGTGCTTGGATTTCCTGAAGAGAAACACCAGCTTGATCATCTCGGAATGGGAACTGGTATACGGATTCACCAACTGGTTTACCATAAGCACTTGGGCGCACAGGTATTTTTGCCGAAGGATTAGATGAATTCATGTGCGCTTCGCTAACCCTGGAAGGGTCATATAAAACACGATCAGTGACTGCGCGGCGCCGAGAAGCGATTACCGAATTCATCAAGGCAGTTGTCACTTGCTGAAATGGTTCTGCATCTTGGGCTAAAGATTTCGTCTGGTATCCTAATCCATCCTCCGAAGGGCACCCAAAAAACACAGGAATCTTTTCGTGTGCATTGGTTTGGCGCTCCGCATAGATGACTACAGAATGATTGATAATGATAAGTTTCCACACTTGCGGAGTGTTAGGAGCTGGGACACGGAGAGA